TAATGTTCCTTTAACGTATTCCATTATGCCTCCACCCTGTCGTGAATCGCAACCGCACCGTAGAATGAACCGCCAAGTAAATCTTCACAGAGTTGTGAGAACCTTGAATCAGATGTTGATGCATAGTTACCACCAAACATAGTCCACTTCTCTTTCTTCGATTCAGGAATCAACCTGAGTATTTTCCTACCACCGATTGGTTCAGCCATAACCAACTCAGCAGCTGGATAGTCTTCGCACGGTTCAAAAGGGCCTTCTGCGTTTACCACAGTGAAACCTTTTGCATAAGATGACTCACCACCAGCAGTGCAGTCATAGTCACCTGATTTATAAATATCTACATGAATTCCCATTACGCAACCTCCTTCGCATTTAAGAATAACTCACAAACTTTCTCACGGTCAATAGTGTCACCACCACCCCACATGTGATATCCATCGTAACCTTTGAAGTCACCTTCAAGGTAAACGTTCATGAACTTCACAGCGTCCGCTTTTTCCATTCCAACTTCTTCCCCGTAAATCGCTTCGGGGTCGTTCTTTCCATAGAACATCAACAGATAGTCAACAAACTCCTGTTTCTCTTGGTCGTTAGGGTAACCAACCTCATTGAATTTCAACATTTCGTTTCCTCTCTCAATCATCATTATGTTATTATAATAACAAGTCCAGCACGTTTTGTCAAGCGTTAATAGTAAGAAAATTTCAAATTATTTTCATCCCAAACGTGTCTCCACGGTTCGAAACAACCGTCAAGACCTATCGCACTATCGTCACAACCCCAGTTGTCATCCCATAGTTCTAACTTGACTTTATCGAAATCTTCCTTTGCAATCCAATATGGGTCATATCTGTCATGACCTTTAGAATATACAAAATCTTTAGCTGTAGGTCTTACCATAAGACCGTCTTCAGTTACTTCTAGTATGATTCCATGATGGAATTCACCGTCAATGTGGGCTTCATACCCTTCGTATTGAATATCTCTTTTAGGATAATCCATTAGTGAAACACTCTCTTAACACCGTCAATCACGATATAATTAACATTCATTCTACCCCTTGGGTCAGCATCAGGATTTACTTCACTGACGATATCCCAAAGTTTATTCCACGCTTCGTTACTCTTATCTTTGAGTAACGCAATAAGTTCAGGGTTGTCCCCTAACTCGAATTCGAAAATGCAGTTCGGGTCTTCCAACCTCTCCGCAATGATTCCGTTCTTTATTATCATATGGCTAAGCTAACAAGCCAGGCAGGTTTTGTCAACGCTTTTTTTCAAAATAAGCGGTCTTTTTTACTTGACAAAATATGGCGCTTGTTGTTATATTAAGTATGTAAGTGAGAGAGAGGTTGTTATGTTTAATTATGGAAAACGGATGAACAAACGAGACCGTGAGATTTGGAAAAGCAATATGCGTTGGATGATTATTGGTTTCTATGGATTTCCTTTGTTAACTCTTTTGGGGTAGATGTTTTGAGTGGATTTTGCATCCAATAAACTCATTGTAGTAATCATCACGAAGCAAGACATCATTTTCAAATTGTAGTTTTGCTTCGTAGTATGAACACTCCCCTTTGGTAGAGCATAGTCTCAGAACTCGCCTGGCGAAGTCCTGACCCCCTTCTACGAGTAATTTTACCTCTTCGGACGAACCGTAGTAATCTTTCCAATCGGATTGAACCTTCTTTACACGTCTGCGAGTCTTACCCTTGAGAGGCGGAAGTCTGCGTGTTGACCAAAAGAATTTCTTACCGATATACTTTTTACCAGTAGATAATTCTTCTAGTTCATACACAAATCCTTGATAGTCTGCCAAGAATTCTTCGGTAGGGTCAAAGGGTTTATCGTTGTATGTCCATTCCATACAACTATCTATGTCTATCTTAGGAAGTGATTATTTCGGCGAGTAAACTCACGAACAACACCTTCATACCACATAACTTTCCACAGAGATGTGCGTCTCATCTTTGGTAGAGTATATTCCCATTCGACACCATTGGGGTCAATCCAAGTGCAATGATATCCAAACCATATTGCACTCTTATACCATTTAACCGAACCACCTTTGGTGATTAGATTTTCTAGTGTCCAAAAGTAACAGTTATTTCTCTTAGTGAATAGTCGATAGGGCCACATCCAAAAGAATATGACGAATATAAAACATGCTACTATTTTTCTACGTAAATCATTCATCTATCAACTCTATATCAGGTTCTTCGGCACCGCACATAGGACAGAACTGTGGTCTGACATCTACGTGCATTACCGTGACTTCAGTTTCCACTTCGCACATATCACAATCAATAGCGTAAGTGAATTCTTCTCCCACTAGGCTGCAACCTCGTCCCAACCCCAATCACCTGAGAGACCATTCACAGAATATTCGGTCACTCGTTTCTCAAAAAAGTTGTCGTGAGATGCACCATTTAATACCCAATCCAACCACGGCAGTGGATTGTCTTTTTGTTTGAATTTTGTTTTCATACCAAGTTGTAAAAGTCTACGGTCTGCAATATGACGAATATATGCTTTTACATCATCCTTCTCAAGACCTTGGATTTCAGTGTTGGCATATGCAAGGTCAATGAACTTGTCTTCTAGTTTGACAGCGTTTCTTGCCATAGAATAGATTTTAGATTTTAGTTCGTCATTGACAACACGAGGATGTTCTTCACAGAATGTTCTGAATAGTTTTGCATTACCCTGAACGTGTAGAGTCTCGTCACGAATAGACCACTCAACGATTGTTCCCATACCCTTCATCTTACCGAAACGTTGGAAGTTCAGAAGCATCACAAAGGATGCAAACACTGACATACCTTCGTTGAATACTGACTGTGCAAGTGCAAGAGCAAGTCCTGTATGAGTATTGATATTACCTTCTTTCATGAAGTCAATCTTGTCTGCCATCTCTTTGTATTCAAGAAATGCATGGAAGTCTTCGTCAGGTAAACCAAGCGTATCATTCAACAATGCATATGCACGTTGGTGAACACCCTCACGATTCGCAAAAGATGATAACATGTTACGTGCTTCATTATTCTTGAAACGTGGAATAAGTAGTTCGTGATAGTTCTCACCAACTTGCACATCTGACTGAGTGAACAATCTCAGAACGTGCGTAATAAATTCTTTCTCACCATCGGTGAGTTTGGTTCTCCAATCTTGGACATCTTCGGACAACTCCGCTTCGTCCTCAATCCAATGAATCTCTTCGTGTTTTTTTGTTAGTTCTACCGCCCAAGGATATTGGAACGGTTTGTATGTTTTACTAAAATCTAAAAGTGACATTTCTACTCCGTTATTGCTTTTAATATATATGGTTCTAGGAATTTTGCAATCTTCTTTGACCCTTTTTCATTAGGGTGACCACAATCCGTTAAACAGTCATGGGATGCTTTACTACCTTTTCTAAAGTCCAAATGGAACTGTGTTAAATAATGTTTTATTGGTATAGGGCCTGATTTCATGCCCCACGTATCTTTGCAAATGTCTAATAATGTATTGTTCGGAACATCACCTTCAATATAATACTTTTTGGGTGGAAGTATAAAATCATAATTAAATTTCTTTATATCCGAAAACGAAGAAGTGAAAAGAAAAGGAACATTATATTCCTCAAATAATTTCACCAAGGCCCAATGAGAAGTTTCAACTTGATGTCTATGTATTTGAGGAAGATTCATCTCACCGTCAGCGTCAAATTTTTTTTTGTATCCACCTCGAACTTCTGTTTTACCATCTTCATATGCTATTACTTTGTATCCTCTTCTCCACCCTGAGAATACACACAGAAATACTGAATCTTTAATCTTGTCAGGGTTTTCTCTAAACCAGTTCAAGACATCATAACATATTACATAGTCACTGTTTCCTCGGTAACCTTTATTTATAATTTCTAGGTCTAGACTTTCGCCTAAAAACTCAGGAAAGGGTGTGCAATCTTCTTGATTCTCTGCATATCCTACCGTAAAACTATCACCAAATACAACTAACCTTCGCACGCTTTACATTCATCTCCATCATCAATATTATTTTCACCTTGATTAAAATGAACCATCAATTCATCATAACCACCGACATATTCACCTTCAATGTAAATCTGCGGAACAGTCTTCACTTTACGTCCCGTTACTTCTTTTGCGGTTTTACCAATCTCTTCAAGGTCAATATAATCAAATACAATACCTCGAAGTTTTAGTTCTTCTTTTGCCATTGCACAGAACGGACAATCTTTCTTACCGTAGATGATACTACGTTTGTCATCTTCTAGTGCAATACGTTCTACTTTATCTGATACATTCTCTGCACGAGATTTTGCTTCGGTTCTCAGATAGTAGAGACCTTTGAGTCCTTGTTTCCATGCGTTGTAATGGACTCGGTTCACATACGCCTTATCTGATTCAGCAGGGAAAAACAGATTGACTGATTGTCCTTGACAAATAAATGGTTGTCTTTCAGCTGCATGAGTCACCAACCACATTTGGTCAAGTTCATCCGCAGTCTTGAAGATTGCTTTCTCACCTTCGGTCAGGAAGTCAAGATGTTGAACCGAACCTTTTTTGGTGATAATCGATGTCCATGTAGAATCGTTATCCATGTCACGTTCAACAAGTAACTGTTTCAGATATTTGTTCTTTACCAAGAACGAACCCGCACGAGTTCTGTGAGTATATGCATTCGCCTTCAGTGGTTCGATAGATGGACTTGTTGATAGAATAACACCACTAGATGCATTTGGCGCTATCGCCAAAAGATGAGCATTTCTTTTACCAGTTCCCTCACCATCAGGATACTCACCCCTTTCTTCTGCAAGGAGTTCAGTTTCTTTGACTGCTTCTGATTTGATGTGTTCGAAGATGACTTTATTGATTTCTCTTGCGGATTCGGATTCCCATGCGACTCCGTGTTTTTGCAAGAGACTATGGAATCCCATTGCTCCAAGTCCGATACTTCTTTCTCGCATCGCACTATATTTCGCTCTTTCGATTGTGTCGGGTGCGTTGTCGATAAAATACTGCAAGACATTATCAAGCATCCGAACAAGGTCACGGACAATAGTCGTATTCTTCCACTCATCGTAGTATTCTAGGTTTAGAGATGACAAACAACAAACTGCCGTTCTATCAGGGCCAGTTGGAAGGTGAATCTCGTTACACAGGTTTGACCCGTGGATTTGTAGACCTAACTCCTTTAGATTCTCAGGTAGGTGTTTGTTTGCAGTATCAATAAAGTTGAGATACGGTTCACCTGTTCTGAATCTTACTTCAAGAATACGTTCCCAAATCTTACGTGCATTGATTCGTTCTTTGACTGCGTTGTCTTTGGGGTCACGTAGTTCATACTCATCGTTATTTATAACCGCAGTCATGAATTCGTCAGTAATATTGATTGCGTTATGAAGATTTAATGCTTTACGTTGCACGTCTCCTGTCGGAATACGAATGTTCAGAAACTCTACAATGTCAGGATGATGCACACTCATATAAGCTGCATACGAACCTTTACGTGTCTTACCTTGACGGTAAGCAATCATGTCTGCGTCTACGGTGTGTAGAAACGGAATTGGGCCTGGAGCAATGTCAGACACGGTTCGCACGTCAGACCAATGACCCCCGACACCCCCGCCATAAACACTAAGCCAACGTAACTCAGAACTATGGTCAATGAGACCTTCCAAAGTATCAGGGACGTATGTAAGGAAACAAGAAATGGGCATTCCCTTATCTTTCTTTGCTTCTCCGTTTGGTGCGTTAGATAATACTGGAGAAGCAAACATAAACCACTTATTACTAACATAGTCGTAAAGACGCTGAGCGAGTTCATTATCGGTTTCTCCCAAGTAGGATGACCATGCTTGAGCTGCACGTGCGTAACCCTCTTGTGGAGAGGATTCGTGGTCTTTGAGGTAAAAGTCTTTCAACATACCTACAGCATATTCTGCAAGTAGTTCGTCCTGTTTTTTGTTTATTTGAATTGTCATTCGTGTCCCATAAGTTTAGATGTGCGTAGGCACAAGTTCAATGTATAGTAATATACACTAACTAGCAGATAATGTCAAGGAAAGATTAAACTTTTCTTGATTTATCTATCGCACGAGACCCGAACCAAAACGAAATGATAGCAGCAAAGATTGCCTTTGTGTCATCGTCCCATAGGATGTTTAATGATTCACTAATAGTCGCACCTTGTTCTAGTGCTTCTAAAAGTAAAGTAACCTCGATAGCAGCAAACAATCCAAAGAAACAGTATGTGATTACTGGACGGACTGACTTCTGTAGTCCTGCCACAATTCCTGTTCCTTGATTGATTGAGATATCGTGTTGAATCAATCGCTCGTGTTCTTTATCCGCAGCTTGTGTTTCGAACATCTTTAGTTCGAAATCCATACCAGCTGCTCGCAACTCAGCCATCTTTTCCATCTTGGCGAGTTCAAATTTCTGTTCGCTTTTTGCTTTGAAATGGTCTGTGATAGCGGGAACGATTGACCCACCGAATCCTAACAGACTTCCTAGTAATCCACTCATCATTACTTCATACCCCTTTCTTTCTTTATTCTATTCGATTCATTCCTTTTATCAATGAATCTACGTAACAAGACAGACCTATCTTTCTTTTTATCTTTATGCACAGGTGGTTCGCCAGTCAAACCAGCAGCTGAACCGACTCCCGTCATCTCTTCGCTAAATGTCTTGAATGTCTTCATCTTGTTATTTCCCCTGAGGCTATATATATCTTTTTCATGGTGTTCAGGTGGATTGCTTCGTAAATATCCACACCCATGATATTATCTACAGGACTGTTTTTATCTTCGGTCACACGAATCTTATCGTCTTTCTTTACAAGGTCTTCGAATGTATCACATATTACCGTATCGTTCAACATACGATAAACGCCTGGCCCAAGACAATTGTCATCAAGGACAAACCATTTGTTGGTTGATTCGACCAAACCGATTGGGTCAATACCCGCTTCGTTAATAATCTTTTCGAGATTATCATCGGATAATTGACCGTGTTCTTTAATCAATAGTAGAGCAGCACCGTATCTTGCAAGAACTGATTGTCCGCCTGGCGCTTTTGCGAGAAGTCTTTTTAGATTGATAACAAGACGAATGAAAGGAGTATAGTGTGTTCTATACGCCTCTCTGTTATCCGTTGAATTAGTGTTGAAGTCGGGATTCTTTTTACCATCTTTGTCGATGATACCCGCTTTGAATGCACCAAGTTTCTCGAAGGGAGTCACAAGAAGTTTTAGAAATCTTATTGTGAATACAAGGTCTGCAGCTGATTTTAATAGTCCCATCTTACGCTCTTTTAATTTCTCTTAATGCATCCACCACTTTCGAATCCATTTCAATGTTGGTATACATGTCATTTGTAATCACATTGAGAAATATCAAAAACGGTTTGATGACATTCCAGTGTTCAATTTCAATTCTCAGTTCGAGAATATCTAATCCTGCTTCATTACCAAATACATTAAAAATCACAATAAGATGATTTAGTATCAGTCTTTCACTTAATACCCCACTTTCATTGTATCGATTGAGTAATCTTTTTATATACTTAAATCTCTTTAAGTCTTCGAAGAACTCTTCACTATCAATACATTTGGGGTTGTAATAGTTTTGAGCAGCAAATAATATTAAGTTATCTTTTGTCAGTTTCATTATATAAAATCCTAGATATGTTATTATCTAGGGATTTAGAAAAGGTCTTTTACTTGTTCCAGTAAAGTCTCTTTTTTCAAACGTCTATCTAACTCAACACCGTGTTGTCTACCCAATGCTTCTAGTTCAACCTTATTCATCTCATCAAGAGACTTATTACCGACAGGTGCTTCTGTCAATACTTGAGGTTCTTCTACTACTTGATTCCTACCAAAGAACTCATCAATCTGAGTCTGAGAGAATCCACTAGAAACATACAGTTCACCCGTATCAGGGTCTTCCCAACCGTTGCGGGTTGGGATTGCGTTACTGCACCAAGCAGGAGCCTTAATTGCCATAATTTTTCCTTTTACCCATTCTTTCTAAAAATGCTTTTGCTTCTTTTGTTCGACCATCGTATGGTTTCTTTTCTTTCTTCGATACATCTTCAATCCCATCACCTTTCATTTCTGAAAATGCGTTAGGGTTCTCGCCTGAGAGAACTTCTCTTGCAAGGTCAACGAGAGACTTCGCTTCACCGACTGTAGAATCAGCAGGACGTTTGCCAGACTTAGGTTTCACACCACCGTCTTCTTTACTGTTCTTCTTCTTAATCTCATCTTCTTCGTCAGTTTTTTCAACGTTATGTTTTGCAATAAATTCTTTAGACTTAGGAGATTCTTTATCAGTCAAACCTTCAGGGTCAGTTGCACCTTTGGCTTCTTTACGTTTCTCCATCAGACCTTCGAATCTTGTCCAAAAATCATCAAATGCTTCTTTGACTTTTACGCCTTCAATCTTAGAGATTTCGGGTGTCTTGTCGGATGTGTGGGGGTTGTCTCCACCTTTTTTGTCATCCTTCTTTTTATCTTTCTTTGGTGCGTCCTCTTTGTCATCATCATCGTCTTCTGAATCGGCATCACCTTCGTCACCCTCATCTTCTTCATCATCCTTTTTCTTTTTAGGCGGAACAGGAATTGGACGTGGTTCTTCTTCTTCCTCGTCTTCTTCTTCTTCTACTTTTTTCTTGGCATGTTTTGCTTCTTTGACATCATCGTGGCGACCATCGTCAGGATGAACTTTACCACAGATAGGACAAGGCTTGTCTTCTTGTTCTTTCATCAATGCTTTTACAGATTTGATATCAAGTTTCAATGCTTTTGCAATCTCATCAGCAGATTTACCGTCATCCATCATTTGATGAAACTGTTTCATTTTACCTTCGGTCAAACCTTCTTCAAGTGATTCGCCTACAGTGACAGGGTATTTCTTACCAGCGAATACAAATTCTTTATCACCATTTTTCTTAGCGTCACGAGCAGCTGCTACGAAATCTTTTTTAGATTCGTCTTTAGATATTGCTTTGGAAACTGCTTTACGTCTTTTGTGTAGATATTCGTCAGATGAATCTACATCACCATCGTTGTCGATGTCTTTGTCCTTACGGTCTTTGAATTTCTTCTTGACTGCTTTTGGTTGGACTTTATCAAGACCGTCACCATCGTCAGACTTGTCGTTGGTGTTGTCTTCGTTCTTTGCTTTTGCTTCGAGGACTTCCTCTGCGTCTTTGGATGTAGACTCTACTACTTGACGGTAAAGGTCACCCAATCTTTTAATGTCAGATGTTTTCATTGTTATCTCCGTTTACATCCAAAAACTGGATATGATTGCACCAGCGGCTGCTACTGCAAATATCCAAAATAATCGATTAATAACACCCACTGTTTGGGCGTTCTGTTCAACTTTCTTTTCTATATCGTCTAACTTCTGAGAGAAACGATTCATACGTTCAACACCCGCATGATTATTTTTCTCGATTGCAATCAGTTTTTCTTCTGCACGTGCCAAAGACACCATTGCATCAGATAGTTTGTCAATCTTATCCTCGATGCGGTCTAACCGTTGTGACTGTGTTTCTCTTGTTGCCATATTACTATTCCCATAGAATAAAAAGTTCTATTTCTATTTATACCTTTTTTAATCTTAACACAAGGTCAAATTGACCTTTTATTAATCTGTGATATACCATTTTTGGTATGGTATATTTCATACCTTTTTCTAATTTAATCGGGGGATTGTTATCTGTTTGAAACTGCCAACCACCTGATTCCATTACTTCTATGACACGAGTCTCTTTGTCTCTGTGCCATACTAAATCAGATTCAAGGACATTTTCGTCCCATATTCTGATAAATCCGTTCTTACCTTGTTCTAGCGGAAACTCTCTATATACCGTTTCACTCATTACCAAAAAAATGAACCTCCTCCGCTGAGTCCTAATTGTTTTGCATAACGAGGCAATCGACATGCCCAGTATGCAGCCTTTGTCTTGTCGTTCTGTTGGTCACACTTATGACGAGCTGCAAATGATTTACGAGCAGCAGGGTCATCGAGTTTGACTTTCAGTCCTGTGGTATCACCCCAAGAAACTTTCTTGATGTTACCTGTAGATGGGTCTTTGACATATACGTAATACTTCTTTGGCCCACCACGTTTAGGTTTATTTAGTTCCTTCTTTTCTTCTTCGAAGATACAGTCCAAGGCAACGTTCTCACCTCGGAACATTGCGAACTCACCCAAATCGGATTCCATGATATCAACCTCACTTGGGTCAATCTCAATCTCACCTTTATAGTATTGTTCTCTTAGGTCTCGCCAGTAAGCAAAATACATCTCAGAACCAACACGGTAGATGTTGTTTTCTACAAGTGCGGATTCACTACCGCAATCACAATGTTGATTAAATGTCTTCATCATACTCTCACTTTGGCGATAAACTTCTGAAACCTTTTGAGGTCTTCTTTACCGATAAAAATATCTCCATCACGGACATTCACAAAGTTAATTGAATATAATCCACTAGGATATTTCAAGACTTCAAACTTGGAGTCTCCCGCTATTCTATCACCTTTGCCTGGTCTAGAGAAAGATGCTTCTCTGATTTGATTAAATGTTTTCATTAGTCTTCTACCAATACTAGGTCAAAATTGCCTGAAATAGTTGTTGTCGCACCTGAACAAAGTGCCTGTAATCTGATATCCGTTTTCTCAGGAAAGTGAAGAGGAACAGGGTAGTTCTTTTCAGTGAAACTGGTTTGGAATGTCAGATAGTCTCTTGTTCTAAAAACACCACCGTTACCATTTTCCTTGCAGAACAATCTTAGTTCAACATCCTTTTCTTTCTCTTTCACACCACTACTTAGTTGATTAAGATATGCAGTATGTTCAGCGGGAACACAATAGATTGCT